TACCCCTTTGCCCGCTGCGCCTCCTCCCGCACCCGCACCAACTCACCCACCAACTCACCCACCTGCTTCGTCAACCGCTCCAATTCCGCCCGCCCCGCCTGCGCCCCCCCGTCACAATCCCGCCCCAGCGCCCGCAACACCCTCACCACCATCCCAATCACCCACGCCTTCATACCATCACCTCATCACTCTTCACTTCTCACTCTTCACCCCGCCGCCTCCGGCGGCTACCCCTGCACCGCACTCCCTTCCTGCACGCCGCGCCTGCCCGTCACCGCGTTCTCCTGCTGCTGCAACCCGAACGCCAGATTCTCCCTGCGTTTCCTCAGCAAATCCTGTTTCCGTGGAGTCCAGTTCCGGCCAATATCCTCCCGGTTCTCCTCCATCAACTGATCCAACTGCCGCAACCGCGCCATGTAATTGTGGTCACCCTCCAGGTACTCGCCCTCCACTCCCGCCGCGATCTTCGCGAACGCATCCTTCTCCATCGCCTGTTCCGCCCCAATGCTCTCACTCGCCTTCCTCCGCGCCACCCGCGAAAGCGCCGGATCAATCCGCGCCATCAGCACGTCCCGCAGCCGGCCGCGGTCAATCTCACCCTCCGTGTCCAGCGGCAACACGTACTTGAAGAACATCTCCGCCTTCTTCAGCAACATCTCCCGGTCCAGATCCCCCACATCCACGAAAAGCTGCACATGGAACAGGTTCCGGTTACTCACCACATCCCGCGGGAACGGGTTCTCCTCCACGTCGCAGATCTCCATGATCTCCTCATCCGTGTGGAACTGCATCGCCAACTGCCCCACCATCCGCACAACCTCCGCCATCTTCTCCAGCCACTTCCCCACCACCGCCTGCTTCGCCGTCAACACCAGGTCCTGCGGCACATCACCCACCTGCCGCTTCGCATAATGGTTCACGAACAGCCACAGGTTCTGCAGCGCCCCGTCACTCTCCGCCGCCCCGCTCCCCGTCATCGGCATCCACTGCAACATCCCCATCCGCGGCTGCTCAATGTACCCGCCCGGCTCCACCGTGAACTTCTGCCCCGCCAACCACATCGGCCCCGTCATCGGCGGCACCGTGTTCAACTGCGTCCGGTCCAGCCGCATGTCCACCTGCAACTTCAACTGCTGCTGATGGCTCCCCGTCTTGTCGCTCTCCCCCCTCGAATCGCAAGCGTTATCCCGCAAGTACTCCGCCTGCACATCCACAAACGGATACTTCCCGTGGTCATACCCGATCGGCTCCCCGTCATGCGCCGCAAACTCAATCCCCGCATTCAGCGTCGTGTAATACACCCCCTCGATACCCCGCGCATTCGTCCCCCGGAAATAGCACGTAACGATCTCCACCTGGTCCGCATACGCCTCCTGCTTCACCTGCCACGTCGTATCCAGCACCGTCCCCGGGTCCTTCTCGTGACTCGGGAACATCGTCACCCCATACATTCCCGCCCCCGCCTCGTCACCTTGCCCGCCCTTCTTCCCCAGCAACTTCTGCGTGAACTCCTCATCCCACCCCTCAACCTCCGCCCGTTCCAGACACTCCCCGATCGAAAGCCATTCCCGCTCCAACACGATTCGCGCCTCCTGGATCGTCCGCGCCGAACCACGCCAGAACACATCCTCATACGGCCGCAACGCCCGCACCGCGGCATGGTTCTCACCCATGAACGCCATCGGAAACGCCGTCTCCCCATCCTTCTCCAACTCCATCGCCATCCGCACCAGTTCCGCCTTCTCCGTCACCACCTCATCCAGCATCGCCCCCAGGATCGCCGCAACCTCCTCCGTCCGCTTCTCCTCCACCGCCCGGGCGAAAAACATACCCGAGCCGCCGTTTCCGGCGGCGAGTCGCGCCGTAGCCGGTACTCCGGCGGAGGCGGACCCGTTCATCGCTGGGGCAGGGGACTCCACCTCGTCCAGCATCTCCGCCACCTGCGCAACCGTCAGCCGTTGCGCCGCCGTCACCATCTTCTGCACCCAATAGACCTTCATCACCCCGATGCCCGGAGTGTCCCCGAACACGTAATTCGCCAGCCGTTCAAGGTCCGTCCGCCACGCGCTCCCGATCCCGTTCCGGAACTCCCACGTCAGCAGATCATCCAGCAACCCCGCCTGCTCCGAATCCAGCCCCGTAATCCCCATCACGCCCGGCCCGCTCAACCCCACCTGAGTCGCATTACACACCAGGTCCACCCGCTCCTGGATCAGCATATCCACCAGCGGCACCCGCGCATCCGAACACCCTTCGAACGGAAACGGCTCCTGGTTCAGGTTCTCCCGCAACTTCCGGCCTGTCGGCGACTGCCCATCCCACTTGCAGAACCGTATCTCATCCGCCAGCGCCCGGCCCGTCTTGTTATACACCCCCAGGAACGCATCCCCTGCGATAATCCGGACCTCCTCCTGGATCTCCCGGATCTCATTCTTCCCGATCTTCACCCGCAACCCATTACCTGTTCGGAATGCGATACCCATGTCACACCTCAATCACCTTGCGCACCTCACCCGCGGTAAACAGGTGCTTTGCGTGCTCAGTCCGTTGGATCAAAGGCCGCAACACACCCGTTTCCACAAGCGTCCGGTATTTCCGTTCACTCAGCCGCCCCAGCTGCTTCACATCGCGCTTCCTCAACAGAAGACCGATCGTGTCCATGCTTTTACCCCCTTCAACATTTCACAACCACTTGTTCCCCCGCAACCACCCCGCGTCACATTTTGCCAACCCTCCGACCCCGCCTATGGCGGGGTCCGAGGATCGTCGCGCCATCTCTCACGTCCGCAACCATTTCAACACCGCCAGGAATTTCATTACGTTCCACGCGATCGAACATAGGATCCCTATGACCAATAGCGTCAGAAACACGATCGGTTGCCACACGTCCTTTTTCTTTTGCTTTTCTTCACATATTCCACACATGCCACTGAGTCTTGCATCAAGCATGTCGTATCCGCATTCTGAACATCTCATCCCATCCCCCTTTCGTTCCTTTCGTGCATTTCGTAGTTGCATTTCATTCCGCATTCCGCATTCCGAGTTCCGCGTTCCCTCAATAATGCCCTCCTCCCACACACCGCAACCGCCATCCTGGCGCCACATAAGGCATCCCCTTCAGGAACCCCATGCGGAACACATCAATCACATCCTTCGTCGCACCCCGTTGCCCATCCACTCCCGTATGCGTCTCCACCGCATAGATCACATTCCTGCACCGTTCACTCACCCAAAACTTCGGCCGGTTCTCTCCATCCATCGGCCGCCCGTCATCCCACGCCAGCGCATCCTGGATAAACTGATACCCCTCGCTCACCGCGTGCCGGCCATCCGCCGCCACATCCACCGTTGCCGGCACCACAGTCAACCCGATCCGGCAACACTCCTCGATCAACGTCGTCACCCCCTGCACACCCTGCTGCACCGCTCCCCCGAACCGGCTATCCATCATCCGCTCAAACACCGCCCACTCACTCCCGTTCTCTTCCCTCCACTTTTCCACTCCCGTCTGCTCTCCGTTTTCTGTTTTTTGTTGAGCGTTGAACGTTGAGCGTTGAGCGTTGAACGTTTCCTTCTCCCTGTCTTCCTTCCGCGTTCCACAGTCGCGCCACCCCTCCACCCTCGCGAACCACCCCTTGTACTGCATCAAACTCCACCCCAGGCTCACCTGACCATCCCCCCGCCGTCCATCCCGCAACTTCCCATCCGGCTCCGCCCACGGCCCCATCACACCCACCCCCGGCACATCTGTCACCTGGTTCGGAAACTCCTCCACCACATACCATCCATCCTTCCGCGCCAGGATCCACACCGCAAACCAGTTCCGGTTCCCTGCCGGGTCAATCACGCAATACATCGTCCCATCCTTCGGCACCTTCTCCGCCGGGATCACATGCACCTTGCGGCTGAACTTCCCGAACAGCACCCCGTATTGCCGCGTCGCCCACCCATAGAACCGCTCCTTGATCTTCTCCCCGTTCATCTCCGCGCAACGTCGCCACACCGCCAGCGGGTTTCCGAACGGATTATCCGTCGAATGGATAAACACCACACCCCGTTCCGCCTTCG